TGATTCTCATAACGTTTATATTCCAGACCGAATAAAGCATTCAAACCTGGCTCTAGTTCTTTAACTAGTTGTCCTCTTGATATCGCCATAATTTATCTCCTATTCGATTAGATACCGTTAGCAGAATTTAGGACATGCTCATTGATATTAACAACAACGTTAACATTAGCAGAGCTAGTGTCGTTATTGTCAGGATCTTTTGAGATACCTAAGATTCTTAATTGAGCTGAAGCACCTGAAGTCATAGTTCCAGATATTTCAGTTTTTGATACGTAGTTTGCAGAATCACCTGCTGTGTACGCAATGTCAGCTACTAAAAATATGTTTGCACCAGTAACTGAACCCGCAGATTGTATTTCAAATCTTTCATACGGATCGTCAGCTACGAATCCAACCACATCTGTTGCAGCATTATTTGCTTCATAGTGATTTGCCCACGTAGGTTTTTTTGTTGATGTATCAGTATAGAAAATACCGTTTAGTGAACCCAATAATAAATCACCAGCTGCCGCTACAGTTATACCACCATCTGCCACTGCTTTCACAGGGTCTTGGAAGTAAATTGTACTCGTAGTAGTGTTTATATCATATTCACTTAAACCTTGGTTGTCTCTATTCTGTCCAACTTTTCCGATCGGTCTTAGACCGAACGCAGCGTCTTTATTTGCCATAGTAGTTGTCCTCCTTAGACATTGTTAGTTTAAGTGTACTCTGTTGGGTAAGAAATTCTAAAATTAGGATTTCTTAGTACCACCAAAAGTTACACGAGTTTGCCTATCAATATTGATCGGCATACTTGGGTGCTGTTCCTTCATTANATCGTTGTCTACTGCCTCAACGTTTTCCTGAGCTTGTTTTTTATAATAGTCAGAACGTTGTTTTGCGATCTCTTCCGGTACCCTTGCCAGCACAAGGCCGCCAACTCCGATCACTCCCTTGTATTTTCCGTCTTCTACAATTGGAAAATCAGCATCTGGATATTCGTCAGATCTAACTAATTCATATCCTGATCTTATTCTTCCTGCGATATTTTTAGTATCCTGGAAGCCAAGACTTTCTGCTCTAATCCATCTATGTACAAAACCTGTTGGAGCAGGGGGTGCATCTAAAGATGATGGTGGAGTCCAAACTTTTGGTTTAGATTCTTTTTCTCTAGTTTGACTCGCACGCGAGGTTCGTTTGTCATTATTATTTTCCATATGCTATACCTCCTTCGTGATTTTTAATTGTTTCGCATATTCTTCAAGTGGCACACCTAATTTTTTTGCGATTGCTACTTGTGATGGCGTGAGTCTCACAGTTCTGCGACCAGTATTTGTACTTCGCTTCGCACTAGCTACTGTTTGTACGGGTTTGGTCGAAACTTCCCCTTTAGTACCTTCTGTTGTACCAAATTTGTGGGGGAATTCAAGTCTTATTCTCTTATCTATTTCAGAATAATACTCATCAGATTGGGGGTCATAACCTTCCTGTTCTGTCAACTTTTTGTGTAAATCAAAAGCAGTATAAGTCATAGCCGTATCTTGTCCAAACCATGTATTTTTAGATGCCCATGATTCAGCCTTTGGATCCGGTGTAGGTTCCACTGTTTGTTGTCTATTTAAGTTGATTTCAGGTTTAACCTCTTTAGCTTTATTAGCATTAAACTCTTCCTGAGCCACTTTAGTCTCTTCAAGTCTTGCTTTTTTATAACCTAGCTCAGAAATAGCAGTTAAAGCTTCTGACTCCGCTGCTAGATCATTTGCTTCTCTGGCTGCTGCAAGTTTAGCCTGTGCTGCTTGGATTCCTGATGTAATACTGTCTTCTGTAGACTTCAGGTATCCTGGTTCAAGCTTCGAGACTTTCTTTTCAGCTTCTTCTTTTAACTTGATCTGCGCTCTTGCATATTCCGCAGCATCATCAGCTTGTCTCTGTGCTTCTCTCCATTTATGAGTTAGTTTAGCTATTCTTCTTTGTACAGATTCACTGTACTGTTCTAATTCTTTTTCTTTCTCTTCCTTAGCAGGTTCTTCTTTCTTTTCTTCTGTTGCTTCAACTTTTGTTTCAGTTGTTTCTTCTGCAGATGTTTCTACTTCTGGTGATTCTGTTTCCTTAGATTCATTTTCTAATTCAATTTCAGCACCTGGACCAGATGTATCAATATCGACTGTTTTGTTTTCTTCTACGTCAGGCATAGTTTCTCCTATGATTAATATTGATGAAGTATATCTTCGGGATTATCGATGGTTGCTAAAACTTCATCGTCATTTAGCAATCTTACTTCCCCGCCATCTATCTGGATTCTTGATCCAGCGTATCTTGCAAAAATTACCCAGTCACCTTTTTTACACCAAGGCCCTTCTGGAAATTTTTCTTTGTCATAACAATGTGGACCCATAGCAAGAACTAGACCACAAGTAGAACCTACTTGTTGTCTTTCTAATGTATCTTGTCCAAGATATAATCCACCTTTTGTTTTCTCCGGCATTTTAAATGGTAGTACAACCATTCTCCAACCGGTTGGTTGAGGTAATTTATTTGATTCTTTTTTCTTTAGACGTTCATAACCGTCTACTTCTTTTTGATTTGCCTCTGCATTTTGTTTTTCGTATTTGTCTAATAATGCAGACTTAGTCTTTGGGTCCGAATTGGACGACGTTTTCTGGTTGTTCTCTTTCAGTATCATTTTTTTGCTCCTTTGGGTTTAGCAGGTTAGAGATTTCCTGAGATATTCTTAAATAGGCATGTGCCTGTCCCATCATATACTTGTATTTCTCCATATTGTCAATACCACCGCCGATCATATTATCGCCGATTGATTGATAGGATTCTTTAAGATGTTTTTGTATTTTGTTTAGTATTACTAGTTCTTCATTTAACATTTGCTATTTTACCTTTGTTATTACCTTTCTTAATTACGTATTTCTGTGTGCCATTCGCACCTGTCTCTACTTCTTTACGAAGATCTTTAAATAAGCTTTGTTGCTTACTTTGTTTTTCTTTTTCTTGCAGAAAAGATTCTAATTTTTTTGAGTCTCTCATATATACTAGGTATAATAACATCAAATAAAAAGTCAAGAGAACCTAAAATCTTGTACATAATTTTATCAAACATTAGCAATTCCACTTTCTTAATGACTTATTAATTCTTGAATCCGGATCCCTGGCTGTTTTAGCTGAAGTCAATCTCTTTTTCATACCCTTCATTCTAGCACAAAATGACTTACGTCTTTTTGCAGCTTTAGATCCTTTTTTTAATTTTGATGGTTTAGTAGTGACTGCTGTTTTTAATTTTGATCCAGGGTTAGCTGCTCTGTAAGATGCAACGCCTTTTCGGTTCAGGCCTCCGGACTCAGACTTACCTTCTTTTCTTTGCCATGCTGGTGATTTACTTCCTGATGCAAATTGTCTTCTAAACATATGTTTTAACGTTAGTTGGTTTAGGACCTTTATTACCCGCTGCTCTTTTTCGTTTGACAGCAGATGCCTTTTGCCCTTTTGTCATCCGTGTGGCTTTTGCAAGTGGTACGCATTTTGGATATTTCCTTTTGCTCCCCTTGCTTCTCCCGCATGGTTGATATTTCCCGTCCTTCTTCGGTGCTCCAATGTCTACCCATTTCTCGGCTACCCATTTTCTTAAACCACCTTCTGCAAAATTCCTACGCACACGCTGCTCTTCTTTTTCTAGTCATGCCTGCCATCAAACCACCATTGGCTGCTTTTTTTCTACTTCCTTTTTTACCACCTGGTGTAATTTTACCAGAGCAAACTCCGGACGCATACATGTTAGCATATGCAGAAGGATATACTTTAAATTTTCTTTTAGCCGCAGCTTTTCCTTTTGCACAAAGTTTTGCCATTACTTTTTACCCTTCATAGCCATTGCTATCATAGATGGTTTTTGTTTTTTAGTAGGTTTCTTTTTTGATTTTAACATTTTAAAATCTTCAGCTGTAATTTTTCCATCTTTATTTGCATCAAGTTTTACTTGACCACCTTTTAAATATCTTTTTCTATACATTATTTTTTTCCTCCGTTTCTAAATATTTGAGTTCCTTTTATACCATATATTGACGCCACTACAAGAATCCACAAATTTGTGAACCATGACGGGAGCTGTGAGAACATTTCGAAGAATAATTTTACTTTGTCCATTGCTGTCGGGTCATCCGATATGACTGCCCACGCTAAAATTAACACGGGGGTGCTTAATATTATAAGGACCGCCTCGTCCTTCCAGTCCGATTGCCTTGCTTCTAATAATTTGCCTTGGTAAGCTTCCTCACCCTGGGCCATCTTTCTTGCATGCATCATTTGTGCATCCGCCATGAGCATTTTCGTCTCTTGACGCTTTTTAAAAATGTGAGTGCCTGCTTGTGCGGCTAATTTAATTGCCGATAACCACATATTAGTACGCTTTAGATTTTCTTTTCTTCTCTGCTAGTACTGCACCTTGACCTTGAACTTCTTCTTCAGGTCCACCAGTACCAATATAGTTGTAAGCTCTGTCCGCAGTTGTTTTAGATCTTGGATCTATCTCAATTTCTTGCTCAGAAACTTTAACTTCTTTTATATTATCAAGTTTTTCCATTTTTTCTCCTTGGTTTTGATTTTCCAGCCTCTGATAAAGCAATTGCAATCGCTTGTTTACGACTTTTTACTTTTTTCTTCGACTTGCCAATTGGTAATTCACCTTTTTTGAATTCCCGCATAACCTTTTTAACCTTTTTTTCAGATTTTGTCATTTTATTTCTCATTTATTCGTCTCCGCTTCGCATAATTGACACTTTAGGCATCATGCTACCTTGGTTTTTCATAACTGAGTCTGTGCTTGGGATAGTTTTTGATAAAATTGTCTTTTCAATTGACGTATCAGCTCTTAATTTTGCTAATTCTTCGTTTTGATCTAGTTTTTCATCTTGGTTTTGTTGATTCATCATTGCTTTCATTTTATCAAGATCCATTCTCTCTTTACCTTCACGTTCTTTTCGATCATTTTCCATTGCTCTAAGGTCTAATTCTCTTGATCTTAGTTTTGCAATCGGATCATTATCGAATTGTGAAGTAATTTTCTTCTCTTCGTTCATAAATTCTTCCATCATCTCAGCAATTAACTGTGCTTTTCTAGCTTCAATCTTTTGTTGAATCTGCATTGCTTGCATTTGCATCTGTTGAGCCATCTGTGGATTCTGTTGCATCATTTGTTGTATCTGTTGTAACTGCTGAAGCTCTTCTCTGTACTCTAATTCAACTTGTTCTTGTGACATTAAAGAAATATGTTCGAAAATATTTTTCTCTAGCGATGCCATAACCATTGGATTGTTTCTTGCAATGTTAGTTGCCATGAAATTTAAGTGTGCAGTAATGTGTGATCTATGATCCTGACCTGGAAAAGCTTGAAACTGTCTTCCACCTAAAGCATCAATGTGTTCTAACGCCGGATCTTTTGGTGTTGGCTGCATAGGTTTAATTAAAATACCATCAATATTTTTTACACCTAACGCTTCATACATATTTCTATACGCTTGATACAGATTATGCATTTGCGGATTTGATTGTGCCAGTTGGAGTTCCGTTTGCGCGAGGGATATACGCTGTGTCTGTGAAAAAATGTTGGGGTCAGCAACTGGCAATATATCTACTCTATCATCAAAATCTGATTGCATAATCATTCTTTGACCCCCAACTACATCATACGGATATTGTTGTGGTAGATATAACTTGAATACTCTAGCCATAAGTCTGAATTCATTCTTTAAAGCCGAGTAAATTCTTTTGTGAATAGCTGACATTGTTCTTGATCCACGTTCTAATAATGCAACTGTAGTTCCAACCGCTGCTTGTTGATTACCATCACCAACTTGCATATCAGCAATTGATGCAAATCTTTGTCCTGCTTGAACAACAACTCCCATAAGCGCAAGTAATGTTTGACTTGGTTCTTTAAATGGTAACATCATAAATGAATCTCTTAAATTACCACCAGGTGCATCTACATCTCTAAACTCACCGGGTTGAATTGATTGTGCATCATCTCTAATTCTAATACCACGCATTTTAAATCCAGCAGGTAAATTAGATAATGTCCCTGCATCAAGTAATTGTCTTAATGCAGCTGTTGCAGTTCTACTTAACCCACCAATCATGTGAATTAAACCAAAACCATAAAAACCTAAACCTGGTAAAAATTTAAAGTGTACAAAATAATTTACTTTGTTTTTATTTGGATCACCTACTTCATAGTTTCTTTTAATTGAAAGAATTTTACCAGAGCTTTCTTCAACAGTTACTATGTAAGGTATTTTAATTCCGGACGGCTCACCAGTCTCTTGATCTGTATCTTCAAAACCTTCTATATCTAGATCAACGTGACACTCTAATAGTGTAAAGACATCATCATTAGCAGTTCTTGACATGCCTTCTAATTCTCTCTCTTTTTTCTCTACATCAGATTCTTTGTCGCCAGGTTTTCCAATATTAATGTCTCTATAAAAACCTGCAACTTGTTGTTTTCGTAATTCGTTTTCTGAAATTTTTACACGATGAATAATTGCTTCCGCATCGTCTAATGAGGTAGCTGTGTACGGAACAATTAAATCATCTGCTGGAACAAATTTTGATACTGCTCTTTGTTCCATTTCATCGTAGTATACTTTTTTAAATGTACTACCTGAAAGTGGTAAATGAAATAACATGGAATCAAATTCAGGTTCATATTCTTTCATCTGATCCATGATTTGATAATTCATAAAATCTTTTACACGTGTTGCTTGTTGTGTTTTCTCTGGTGTAGATAAACCAATTACTTGTGTTCTAACTGGACCATCTGCTGGTAATAATTCTTTATATGCTAATGCTTGAAACTGTGTAACAGCTTCTGCTAATACTGGGTGAGTTGCACCTGATGCACCACTAAATGGTTCTGTTCTATTATCGTATTTAAAACCTAAAAGGTCTAGTCCTTGTGTATAAGTTTTTTCCCAATCTTTTCTACTTGAAACATATTCTTGATATTTATTTGTTAAGTTAGATGCAAGTCTTCCAAGAACATCATCTGGTAAAAAATCTGCAAGATTTGCATAATGCTCATCACCACCTTCAGGCGATGCTGCAGCAGGATCTAAATTAATATCAACTGAACCATCTTCATTCTCTGTGACTTCTACATCATCAGGGGATTGTTGTTCTTCAGTTACTTCTTCAATTACCTGCTCTTGAATTTCTTCTTCACCAGGTACATTAAATTCTTTTCGAGGCTCGTTTGGAAGTGCCTTGTCTATATTGTCTGCCATTTATTTTTTCTCCAGATTGTTTGACTGTTGTAACAGTATTATACTTAATATTCAAGCCCTGAGGCAGGGGTCCGGACTCAGGGGGCGGGCCACTCTTCTTACCTTTTGAATACATTACTTCTTACCTTTTTTAAGATTTTGTTCTACTTGCTCTATTATCAATTGTTCTAATTCTTCTTTTGAATAGGTTCCTTCATCTATAGTGCTTGGTTCAACACCATCATAAACATCTTTCATTTTACCATCCTGATCTGCATAAGCTGTGTACTCATCATATTGCGGTTCAGTTTCACCAGTCAATTCACCTTTTTTA